AGAGGAGAGACAGCTTGAAATCCTTGGAGAGTTCGTTGAGGCATTCTCACGCAAGCTTGCAAAGGGTCTTGATTTGATGGCTTTACATGGAGTAAATCCTTACACAGGTACAGCTTCAGCAGTTATCGGAACTAACAACCTTGATTCAAAGGCAACAGCAGTAACAGGAGCTGCTTCAATCGAAGCAGGTATGGCAACAGCTGCAGCAACAGTTGCAAACTACGACCTTAACGGAGTAATTCTTTCAAAGGCAGCAGGCGCAGAGCTTGGAGCATTGAAGGAGAACGGTGTATCTGTTTATCCACAGCTTAAGTGGGGCGGAAACATTGACGAAATCAACGGATTGAAGGCTGATGTGAACATCACAGCAGATGCTTCAAATCCAGTTGCTTACACAGGCGATTTCGATGCCTTCAAGTGGGGTTATGCAAGAGATATCTTCACAAAGGTTATCGAGTACGGTGACCCAGACAACACAGGAGTAGACCTTGCAGGTTCTAACCAGGTATATCTTCGTGCAGAAGCTTACATCGGATGGGGCATCATGGATGGTGCAGCATTCGCAAAGGTTACAGAGTAAGGAGTTGATGGTTCATGAAGTACATCAATGAGAAGGGAGTCGTTATTGAGACTGACTGCAAAGTATCCGGCAACGGATGGAAAGAAGTAGTCGAAGAGAAGAAGACTTCCAAGAAAGAGAAAGGTGTTGAGAAGAAATGAGTTCATATGCAACTGTTGAAGAACTAGCAGCATATTGGAGACCGCTGACAGAATCAGAGCAAGAAAGAGCCGAGATTTTGTTGGAGAATGTCTCATCAGAGATTCGCTTGTATGCCAAAGGGTTGGGGTTAGACTTTGACACTATGGTGCAGGCAGATGATGATTTGAATACGGTTACCAAATCCGTAGTAATGGATACAGTTGCTAGGATTCTTAATCAATCGACAACAGACGAAGCAGTGAGTCAATTCTCTCAATCAGCAATGGGTTACACAGCATCGGGCACTTATTTAGTGCCTGGTGGTGGCTCATTGGTTTTGAAGAGAGATTTGAAGCGACTAGGACTAAAGAGACAACGATACGGAAGTTTAGAGGTGTTCGATGTTAGCAATTAAAGGAATTACGGTCTATCTTTACGAAGAGACTGCAACTGGAGAGGATGACTTCGGGGCACCTATTGTATCGGGAGCGTGGGTTCCAGTTGATAATGTCCTTGTTGGCGAACCTACAACTGATGAGATTACTTCTTCGACTCAATTGTATGGCAAGAAATTAGCCTATGTATTGGCTATACCTAAAGGCGATACACACGATTGGGTTAACAAGAGAATCAAAATCAGAGATGAAGAGTTTGAGTCTTATGGCTATCCAACAGAAGGCATTGAAGAGAATATTCCACTTGCTTGGAATAAGAAAGTCAAGGTCGCAAAGTATGGCTAATAAAATCAAGTTTGAATTAAACAGAAAAGGCGTAAGTGAACTGCTAAAAGGTAATGAAATGCAAGACCTTATCAATGATGAGGTTTCTCGTGTTAAATCCAATTGTGGAGACGAGTACGCTAGTTCTGTAAAAGTAGGACGAGACCGTGTTCAGGGTTTTGTTGAGACCGCAACTGAACACGCATTTTTCAGTAATCTTCACAATAACACCTTATTGAAAGGATTGAAGTGATGATTGAAAAGACAATTAGAGATTATCTCAAAGACGAATTGAAAGTACCTGTCTATTTGGAGACTCCAAAGAGTATTCCAGACAAGTATATCGTTATTGAGAAAACAGGAAGCTCGACAGAAAACTACATTACAAGCTCCACATTTGCTATAAATTCGTATGACACTACTTTGCTAAAGACAGTACAGTTAAGTGAAGGTGTCAAAGCTGTTATGCGTGAGTTGGCAGATGGGGACGAAGTGACAAAGGTTGAGCTGTCAGAGCATAATCACACCGACAACCGAGAAAACAAGTATTGTTATCAAGTTGTTGCGGATGTGACACATTATGAAATTTAAAAGGAGAAATAAGCTATGTTAAGTTCAAATGTAACAGCTGGAAAGCCAGCGGCAGCAGGAGCTATTTTCGTTGCTCCTGTCGGAACTATTCTCCCAACAGACACAACAACTGCTTTGGATGCAGCGTTTGCAGAGTTGGGTTATGTGTCAGAGGACGGAATCACAAATTCCAATAGTCCAGAGAATGACAATGTTAAGGCTTGGGGTGGAGACACAGTTCTCTCTATTCAGAAGTCAAAGGACGATACATACAAGTATAAGCTGATTGAAGCTACCAATGTTGATGTGCTTAAGTTTGTCTATGGCGATGACAATGTATCAGGCACACTTTCAACAGGTATTACAATCCAGGCTAACTCTGATGAAGCAGAGTATCGTTCAATCGTAATCGACATGATCATGAAGGGTGGAATTGCAAAGAGAGTTGTTCTTCCATCTGCAAAGGTCACAGAAGTCGGAGACATTGTTTATAACGACAGCGAACCTGTCGGCTATGATGTAACAGTTACTTGCGTTCCAGATGCAAGTGGAAATACTCATTACGAGTACATTAAATAATAAGTGAGGGACAAATTATGTTAAAAGGAAAGACTCAATCTGGGTTTGCATTTGAAATTGACGAAGACAAACTAGATGACATGGATGTTTTGGAGTATTTCGGCAGTGTTGATGACGATATGTCGAAGCTTCCAAAGCTGATTGAAATATTGCTCGGTAAAGAGCAGAAAGACAAATTGCGTGAGTTTGTTATTGAGAAGGTCGGCAAGAACAAGATTTCCACTACTTATCAGATGGTTATGGAGATTCTTGAAGAAGCAGGTCGAATCAATGACGAGGCAAAAAAAGAATAGTCCTTGTGCATGTGCTTGGAAAGTGCAAGGATGAAATGATTTGTGATTTGGCAGAGTATTATCGCATTTACAATTACAGAGCAATCCCAGTTGGTTTATTAGCCACATTGGTAGATGGGTTGAGAGAGGACTCTAGGGTTAAGTGTAAGCTTGCAGGCTTGCCTATCCCTATGAGTCTTTTTTTCTTGACTGCTATCTATGATAGAGTGGCGTGGCTCCAATGGAGTAAAACTGCAGATGCAGAAAACGGAAGGGGTTGTCCTGAAAGTGTGGTAGCCAAATTACTAAATACCAAGCAGGAAAAGCAGTATGAAGTCTTTGCAAGTGGCGAAGATTTCAAGAAACGATGGAAGGAGATTACAGATGGCAACTGAAATCGGTAAGGCTTATGTCCAGATTGTTCCTTCCGCTCGTGGTATTTCAGGTAGCATTTCCAAGGAATTGAACAGTGGAATGACAGGCATTGGAGAGAGTGCAGGCGCATTACTTGGCAACGGACTTGGTGGAAAGCTAGTCGGAATGATTGGCAAACTAGGAATTGCTACAGCGGTCGGAAAAGCTTTTGCGGACACAGTCAAACAAGGTGGCGAGTTGGAGCAGTCGTTGGGTGGAGTTGAAACTCTATTCAAGAATTCGGCAGACAAGGTCAAACAAAATGCTAGTAAGGCGTTTCAGTCTGCAGGAGTTGATGCCAACACCTATATGGAGACCGTCACTTCATATGCTGCAGGTTTGGTTACTTCCTGTGCGGGAGATACAAACAAGGCAGCTGATGTAGCCGACATGGCTATGACAGATATGTCTGACAATGCAAATAAGATGGGAACCTCAATGGAATCCATCCAAAATGCGTATAATGGTTTTGCAAAACAGAATTACACTATGCTGGACAACCTTAAACTTGGCTATGGTGGAACAAAAACTGAAATGCAAAGGCTTCTAGCTGATGCACAGAAAATCACAGGTATCAAGTATGACATCAACAATCTGTCTGATGTATATTCTGCAATTCATGTAATTCAGGGCGAGTTAGGTATCACAGGAACGACTGCAAACGAAGCAGCAACAACATTGAGCGGTTCATTCGGTATGATGAAGGCATCTTTTACTGACTTGATGGGAAATCTTGCTCTCGGTCAGAATGTAGGACAGTCTCTTCAAAATGTTGTGACTTCTGCAGGAACATTCCTTGCGAACTTGATTCCTATGGTAGTGAATATTGTGGTTTCAATTCCACAAGCCATTATTGGGGCATTACCAAGTATTATTCCAACAATACAAAATTGCGGGCAGCAGATAATGCAAAGTCTGACAGGTGGTGTGAGTATGTCAATGCCAGAGCTTTTGCAGAAGGGTGTAGATGCAATCACAGGATTTGCTAATACATTCTTGCAGAACATCCCAACAGCACTTTCAGCAATGGGAAATGTATTAAGCGCAATATTGGCACGAATCATGCAGTCATTTCCACAGATACTTGATGCAGGTATCACTTTGATTGGAAATCTCGCAAGAGGTCTTATCAACAATTTGCCTGCTATTTGGGGAGCAATGGCAAATGTGATTGCTAGTCTGATGAAGACATTGGCTGAAAACTATCCGGCAATGATCCAGAGAGGTTTAGAGCTGATTGGAAAGTTGGTTGGCGGTCTTATTAGAGCCATTCCACAGATAGTCGGTGCAATGCCACAGATTATAGGCACAATCGTTAACGCATTCGCAGGTGTTGACTGGATAAGCCTTGGAAAGAATATCATTCTCGGTATTGTTCGAGGTATTGCAGGAGCTGCAGGAGAAATCGCAAAGGCACTAGGAGATGTCTGCAAGAACGCTTTAAATTCTGCAAAGAAATCACTCGGAATTCACTCTCCATCAAGAGTGTTTAGAGATGAAGTCGGCAGATACATCCCAGAAGGTATGGCGGTTGGTATTACTGCAAACACTTCTGATGTAACTGAAGCTATTGACGATATGAAGACACAAGCGGTCGCAGCATCAAAGATGGAAATATCATCAAGATACACATCAACCGCACAGAAAAATTATGATGACAAAGTGGATGCGATACTTGGACTATTGGCTGAATATCTTCCTGATTGCGCTGAACCAACAGTTATTGATGGAAATAGCCTTGTAGATGGTATTAACACACAATTAGGATTGGCGGTGGTATAAATGAGACAATTCACTTTAATAAATGCCAACGGAGAGCAGTACAATCTTACAGAGAGGAAGAAATTCCTTCATTCTGTTAAGGGTTTAGGCTTTGAAGAGGATAACACTTACAAGCAAGTCGGTAACAAATATGTATTGCTCCGTAGCAAAAAGAAACAGGGCGAGATTGAAGGTCAAATTCACTTCAACCGAACCAACGCACAGGCAGAGTATGAGAAGTTTGTTAACTTCACTCAACTAATGCCTATTACATTGATGTACAAGCCTCTTTTGAAACCGTATTACAGAAAGGGAACTATAACCAAGGTCGAATTTGACGAAACAGACCCGTTGACGGTTAATGTGACATTCACAGCAACAACTCCATTTTTCGAGAAGCTTAATGTCATAACAGACCCAGCAGATGAACTTTTGTATGGAAAACAATACGATTACACTTATCCATATACTTACGCTTCTGCAGTAGCAAACACCGTTATCATAAATGTAGACACAGCCTTGGAGAGCCCTTGCAAATTGACAATGCATGGTCCTCTAGTCAACCCGACTTGGAGACATTACATCAACAACCAGTTACATTCAACAGGTGGAATCCAAGGAACAATTCCTGCAGGAAACCGACTTGTGGTTGATACTACTGGGGATATATTTACTATGCAACAGTTAGATGCAGCCAATGTTGTTGTGGCTGATATGTACCAGGCATCAGATTTTGGCACAGAAAGAGCCATCTATTTGCAGAGAGGTACAAACCGAATCTCAATAGAGGATGACAACAACAACAAGGTAACAGTAACTGCAGAAGCGGAGATAAATTATGCAAGCGTATAATGTAGAAGTCTTTGATAGAGCTTTTAATTGCATATTTCACGATGAGATTGATTCGCTAGACTTTGAATACAAGGAAGACTATATTTCCTATTCAAACAACAAAATCAAGGTGTCGGCAGGGGATGTGTACGAGGGAAACCTTATAAGCATCCACAGACCAGACGAAGAGTTCTTTGGTATTGTAAAGAGCATAGATAAGACAGACGAGGCACTAATGGAGATTTCCTATGCGCCTTTTTATAGTCTGTTTGATTTTGATGTTCTATTCGACACCAATTTGCAGGGTGGCAATCAGTCGCTTGAAATGACATTGAAAGCATTTATCGAAGCATATTTTGTTAACAATTCAGACCAGAATCAAAACTACCCTCTGATTGGAGACATTAGAATCCTATCAAACACACCGACATGGGGATTCAACATAAAATCAGATGCACAGGGACAGCATATGGCGATTATAGGTCTGTATAGCACATTATTTGTCAGAGCGTTCAATAAATACGGAATCGCAGTTAGGTGTATTCCTGATTTCACGAATGAGCAGGTCGATATCGAAATAGGATTCTCACAAGAGAGCGTGGTTACGATTGAGACAGGACTTGGAAATGTGCTAGATTGCAATATCCGTCTAGGCAAGGTTAATGAGTCCGTCAATAAGCTCGTGGTTTACAATCAAGCAGATTACAGCCAGAGCAGGACATATTATTTACATACCAACGGAACATACGACACCACAGACTCTGATAGAGTTATGCCGGTTCTGTATGACTTGAAGGGTGTTGATGTTCAGCAAGACCAGACATTCATTGATGTTGCTAATTCGAGCGCATCAGAAGTGTTTGGAAGTATCAAATACAACAATATCATATCAATTACAACTTTGATGGATGACAAGAGAATAATGCCGACAAGACTCAAATTAGGACAGAAGGTTCGAGTCATTCACGAAGGTACAGCCTATGATTCAATTTACTCTGGGCGGTCAATAAAAGGAACAATTCAATTAACATTCGGCTCGGTTCGTGTCGAGCTTACAAAAATCCTGAAAGGGGGATATTTTAATGGCAGATGAAATTAGATTAGTGACCTATGCTAATCAACAGGTCACTCCACAGAATGATGCGGTGCTTACTAATTTGGAGATTCTGAACAATGGAATCATCTTTGGATGTGAGGTCACGATCAAGAACGCATCAACACTTCATATCAATCCGGGTATGGGTGTTATATATGGAAGAGAGTTTGAGATTGTAGATAGTGACATCTCAGTTCCATTACCAGGAGTGGGAACAGAACTCGGTCAGCTTTACATTCACATTGACCTTGCGAACACATCAGAGCCAATACAGATTTTGGTTGAGACAGGTGCTTCACTCACTCCAATGGTTGATGATGCAAATCTCAATGTCACAACAGGCATCACAGAGTATCAGCTTGCAACATTCAATGTATCAGCTGCAACAATTTCTGGTTTGGTTGTTACTGCAACAGAGGTTGACGGATTGCAAGAAGCCACAGGACATTTACAAGAAGAGATTGATGACATCAATGAGCAGATTGATAACATAACCAATGGCACTTGTACCAATCTAATAAATCCAACCGCACAGACACAGACGAAAAATGGTGTTACACTTACTAATAATGGAGATGGCACTTATACTGTTAATGGTACAGCTAGTGCAGATGCAGTATTTTATGTTGCACAGAGACAAATACC